TTGACTGGTCAGAAAAATATTCAAAGCTTGAAGAGGACAGCCTGAAAGACCGCAGAGAGCTTTTGCAGAAAGCTGAGCAGGCTGAAAAGGACAAGCAGGAAAAGCTTTCACAGCTTCGTGAGGAGCTTGACAGAACTAAGGCGGAGTATGAGAAAAAGCTTGCGGAGAAGGCGGAGAACACGCCAACGCAGGACGATAAAGCCATATTCAAGGCCTATCTTTCAAACGCTGTGGACAGCATAAACAGACTTTGCGGATATATCGACGCACACAAAGACAGTGCAGAGCGTGAGCTGTTCGTAGAAAAATCAAGACAGCTTGCTGACATGATAAAAACTAAACTGGAGGTATAAAAATGAAACTTTATGAGCTTACAAACGATTTTCAGAGGCTTTTTGACAGCCTTGAGGATATGACGGAAAATGCCGAGCTTACGGCAGAGGAAAAGGCTGAGGCTGAAAAGGTGTGGTTTGATACCCTTGAATGCGTCGAGGCTGAATTTACAGATAAGGCGGAGAACGTTGCGGCTTATGTCAAGGTGCTGGGCAGCGAGGCGAAAATGCTTGAAGCAGAGGAGAAAGCCCTCAAAGCAAGACGTGAGCAGAAAATCAAGCAGGCAGAGAGCCTTAAAGCTTATCTTATGAACAGTATGCAGAGGGTCAACCTTAACAAAATAGAGGGCGTTATGGCTAAGATAAGCATTACAAAGGGCAGGGAAAGCACCGAGATAACAGACCCGAAAGCCTTTGTGGAGTGGGCAAAGGTCAATGATGACAGCCTGCTGAAATACAAAGATCCTGACATAAGCAAGACGGCTGTCAAGGCGGCTATCGAGGCAGGCAGGAAGATACCATATGCGGCAGTTGTCCGCAGACCGGTACTGACCATAAGATAAGGAGGGAAAGAGAATGGGACTTGCGATACTTGTATTAGGCTTTTCGGGAAGCGGCAAATCTGCTTCCCTGAGAAATTTCAAAGAGGACGAGCTTGCTCTTGTGAACGTGAACGGAAAACAGCTTCCGTTCCGCACACAGTTTAAGTCAACGATACATACTGACAATTACGGTGAGATAGAACGCTTTATGAAAGCTCAGACGGCAAAGTCCATAGCCGTTGACGATAGTCAGTATCTTATGGTGAACGAGTTTATGCGCCGTGCAAAGGAAACGGGCTATCAGAAGTTCACTGACATTGCAAAGAATTTCTGGGAGCTTGTGAGAAGCGTTGAAATGCTTCCCGAAGATGTTATCGTGTATTTTCTCAATCACCTTGATACAGGCGAGGACGGCAGGCAGAAAGCTAAAACTATCGGCAAGCTGCTTGATGAGAAGATAACTGTTGAGGGTATGTTCACAACTGTGCTTAAAACTGTTGTGGTTGACGGCAAGTATCTTTTCGCAACTCAGACGGACGGCACTGACACCTGCAAAAGCCCTATCGGGCTGTTCGACAGTATGTACATAAGCAACGATCTTAAACTTGTTGATGAAGCGTTGAGGACATACTATCACCTTGCGGACGAGCATATCTGCTCAGAGTGTGGAAAGACGATAATGTCAGACGGCAAGCGTACAGTTCAGCAGATAATAGACGGCTCGATGAAGAATTACGGCAAACAGCTTTGTATGAAATGCGTTCTGAAAAGGGTAAAGGCGGCGAAGTCCAATGAAGCTGAGAGCGTATCAGAATGAGCTGGTGGAACAGGTAAGAAAGGCGTGGAGAGCAGGGTATAAAGCACCCTGCATAGTCCTGCCCTGCGGTGGAGGAAAGTCCTGCATAGTTGCTGAAATGGCAAGGCGAACGACCTTTAACGGCAAGCGTGTGCTGTTTCTCGTCCACAGACGTGAGCTTGTGGAGCAGATAAAAAAGACGTTTATCCGCTGGGGCGTTGATATGAAGCTCTGCGAGGTGGGTATGGTGCAGACTATTACAAGACGGCTTAAAAAGCTTGCCAAGCCTGCCCTTATCATAACTGACGAAAATCATCACAGCCTTGCTCAGTCCTACAAACGCATATACGAATACTTTTCAGACGTGCCGAGAGTGGGCGTTACTGCGACCCCCGTCCGCCTTAACGGTGACGGGCTTGGTGACGTGAACGACAAGCTTATCATAGGGGTATCCACCAAGTGGCTTATTGATAACAACTGTCTTGCACCCTATGACTACTATGCTCCTGACGTTGCCGACCTTACAGGGCTTCACGTTTCTCACGGAGAATATATGGCGGCGGAGATAGAGAAAGCTATGGTGAAAAACACCGTTTTCGGCGATGTCATAAAGTATTACAAGCAGTTAGCAAATGGCAAAAAAGCGGTCTGCTACTGTGCTTCCGTCAGACATTCTCAGCGGACGGCAGAGGTATTTAACGGCAACGGCATAAAGGCGGCACACATTGACGGCTCGACCCCAAAGGCAGAGCGTGACAGCATTATCTCAGCTTTCCGCAGTGGAGATATAACTGTGCTGTGCAACGTTGACCTTATCTCGGAGGGCTTTGACGTTCCCGACTGCGAGTGTGCCATACTCCTGCGACCCACCAAGAGCCTTACTCTTTACATTCAGCAGGCTATGAGATGTATGCGTTATCGTCCAAATAAAAGAGCCGTCATAATCGACCACGTTGGCAACTATGCAAGGTTTGGTATGCCTGACGACGACAGGGAATGGAGCTTGGAGAAAAAGCCGAAAGCTCAGCATAAAAAGCAGGAGCAGAGCGACAAGGTGAAACAATGCCCCGAATGTTTCTATACTTTCTCTGCTCCTCCTGCGGGGGTGAAAGTATGCTGTCCTCACTGCGGATATGTATTCCCCTCAGCCGAGAGAAAGCTTGAAACTGACAGCAGCGTGGGGCTTGTAAAGGTAGAGGGATTCAAGCTTGATTTCAGCTCGCCTGCCGATTGTCATACCTATCCCGAACTTTTGCAGTATGCGAAAAGTCACGGCTACAAATCAGGCTGGGCATATTATCAGGCAAGGCAAAGGGGGCTTATGGGTTGACGGAAGAACACAGGATACAAAACGAGATACGCTGTGCGGTGTCGCCCTACTGCACTGTCTTTCGTGTAAACGTGGGCGAGGGGAAAACAGTTGACGGCAGATATTTCACCACAGGGGTGCCGAAAGGTTTTTCAGACCTGTTCGGCGTAAGGCATAAGGACGGCAGAGCTGTCTTTATCGAAGTCAAAACAAAGTCGGGACGAGTTCGTCCTGAGCAGAAGAAGTTCATAACAAAAATGCGTGAGTGCGGAGCATTGGCAGGCATATGCCGTTCGGCAGAGGACGCAGTAAATTTACTAACGGAGGAATAAAAAATGGGATTTAAGTCAAATCAATCAGAGGCATTTCAGAACGGATTAAAGCCTGAGGGCGATTACGAGTGCATCATAACCGCTATCGAGGAACGCACAACAAAGAAAGGCTCGATGGGTCTTAACTTCACTCTCGTCATCAGAAATGACGTGCAGGGACAGAAATACGGCAACTCCTGCCTGTTTCACACCATATGGAAAAAGCACGAGCCTAACGAGAACGATATGCAGGTGGAGGGCTACAACTTTGCTCAGCTTATGGCAATGGGCAAGGCGGCTAAGCTTCCTGACGGCAAGGAGTATGACAGCCTTAAAGCATACTGCACCGACCTGCTGAACAAGTGCATAAGGGTAGATCTCACGCACGAGGAATGGAACGGCAAGGAGCAGGAACGCATTAATTTTGTCAACCCTACAAAGTATCCTGAGTGCAAGCATAAGTTTAAATCCTCTGCGCCAACGGCGGACAGCTTTGCGACTAAGCAGACGGGCTTTGCAACGCCTAAGACAAATACGCAGGCTGACAGTGCCATAGGCTCGCTTGAAGATTTTGAAGACGTGCTTACAGATGACGGCGTGCCGTTCTGACTTCTGAGAAAAACGAAAAGTCATGGTACTTTTGCATAAAAATGCAGATGATATTTTGTGCAAACAAATGATTTATATTTTAATTTGGCAACATTTCTGCAATTGTTGCATTTTTGATGCAACTTTTTGGACGTTTTTCGGGGATAAGTGAAAGGCTTTGACTTTTCAAAATTTATGTTAGGAGTTGGATATATGTACGAACAAATACCGCAGGAGCTTAAAGCCCTGCCAAACTGGATATGCTGGGACGCTGTGCCTGATGAAAAGAGAGGGAAGATAAAGAAAGTGCCGATAAACGCACTTACTGGCGGAGGGGCTATGTCAAATAACCCCTCTACTTGGTGCGATTTCGATACGGCTGTGAAAGCCTCAGAAAAACATTCGGGCATAGGATTTATGTTCGGTGGCTGTCCATATTTCGGTGTTGACATTGACGGCAAAGAGGAGGAGCTTGAGGCATACCAAAGGGGAGAGAACGGCAACATCATATCTGAATTTATCTCCACCCTGCAAAGCTATGCTGAAATATCTCAGTCGGGCAAGGGCATACATATCATATGCAGAGGAACGCTTCCGAAGCGTGGCAGACGCAAAGGCTCAGTTGAGATGTATGAGGACGGCAGATTTTTTGTTATGACAGGCAACTCCTGCTCAGAATATAAGAGTATCGCAGAGTGTTCCGACAGCATAAAGCCATTGCACGAAAAGTATATAGGAGGCGGTCACGAGCCTGTGGCAAAGGCTGTTCCTGCTGTCAGACTTGACACCGCAGACCAGATAATCAAAGCGGCGGCAGGTGCAAAGAACGGAGGAAAGTTCATGTCGCTCTACAGCGGAAGAACCGCAGGATATACCTCGCAGAGTGAAGCTGATATGGCGTTTTGCTCAATGCTTGCGTTCTGGACAGGCTGTGACGCAGAGAAGATGGATATGATATTCCGTTCCTCAGGTCTTATGCGTGAAAAGTGGGACAGGGCGCAAAGCGGTTCGACCTACGGAGCACTCACGATACAGAAAGCTATTGCCGATTGCGACAAGACCTATTCGCCAAAGTTCGCAGGGGGATTTTCTCTTAACTTCAAGTCGCCCTCTGAGCCGATTTCTGTGGGCGCTGTGGAGCAGGAAGAAGCCAAGCCAAGACTTTATTCATTTGACGATACGGGCAACGCAGAACGCTTTGTTGACCTTTTCGGCGAGCAGGTGAGATACTGTTATACAGACAAACGGTGGCTTTGGTATGACGGCAGAAAGTGGTGTACCGATATGACAGGCACAGTTAAACGCCTTGCTGACAAGGCTGTGGCTTGTATGGCGGCAGAGGCAAAGGTGTACGCTCAGCTTGACGCAGACGAGGGAACGGATATGGCGAAAGCCTTTGAAAAGCATATGAAGTCCTGCCGTTCTAACAAATCAAAGAACGCAATGCTAAGCGAAGTCATGCACCACGTTCCTGTTCTGCCGGCTCAGATGGACAGATTTAAAACTGTTCTCAATACCCCGGACGGAGTTATCGACCTGCGAAGCGGCGGCATATCTCCTCACGACCCTATGACATATCTGACGAAAATGACAGCCGTTGAGTATTCAGAGAATGCCGATTGTCCTCGCTGGCTTGCCTTTCTTGATGATATTTTCAGAGGGGATAAAGATCTTATCAGATACGTTCAGAAAGCTGTGGGATATTCCCTGACAGGCTCGACCACCGAGCAATGTGCGTTCTTTCTATATGGAACAGGACGAAACGGCAAGTCAACTTTCATTGATATCATAAGGGATATTTTCGGGGACTATGCGGCAAATATTCAGCCTGAAACTATTATGGTGCATAGTAATCAGAGCACCGCCATAAACAGCGATATCGCAAGGCTCAAAGGAGCAAGGCTCGTGACAAGCGTTGAACCTAACGAGGGCGTGCGTATCAACGAGGGTCTGCTCAAACAGCTTACAGGCGACGATACTGTTACGGCAAGAAAGCTTTACGGCGACGAGTTTGAGTTCAAGCCTGAGTTCAAGCTTTGGATGGCGACAAATCATAAGCCTGTTATCAGAGGAACAGATACGGGCATATGGCGCAGGATACATATGATACCATTTACTGTGCAGATACCCGAAGAAAAGATAGACCGCAGGCTTAAATACAAGCTGTCGGCGGAGCTTACGGGCATATTCCGCTGGGCAGTTGAGGGCTGTCTGCTGTGGCAGAAAGAGGGGCTTAAAATGCCTCGTGCCGTCCTTGAAGAAGTGAGGGAGTACCGCCGTGAAATGGACGTTATCTCTGCATTTGTTGAGGATAAGTGTACTGTGGGCAAGGGTCTGAGCGTTAAGTCAAGTCAGCTCTTTGCGGCATATCTTAACTGGGCTGAGCAGAACAACGAGTATCGTATGAGTTCAACAAAGTTCGGTATGGAGCTTGCAAAACGCTTTGAGAAAGTAAAAGGCAGAGGGTGCAATTATTATTCAGGTATAACCCTTGACGAACAAGTGTAAGTATCTGTAAGTGTGGAGGGTTGTGGATAGGTTGAGGGTTTTTCTTAACCTTTCGTATAAGAAAATAAAAAGAATATATATAGAGAAAGAGTTCTTGAAAAACAGCGAAAACCCTCCACAACCCTCCGCAAAGGGGGTATCAACTATAAAGATAGATTTCAAAAGAATGTCACAAGAAGAATTTGCAAGATATGAAGATATGGCGATAGACGGCAGGCTCATCTATGACGAGTATCCTGCTGAGGAATATAAGTATTTCTCGCAGTTATCAAGACTTGGCTACAAGAACAGGCACGAGGGGTGGTCGAAGGAGATATGTGAGGACAAGCAGGCGGAATACAAGAGGGAGTATCTTCACAGTAAAGAGCGAAACGGCAGGTTTTTCAGGCAAGCCTGCATAATGCAGGAGAATATCCGCAGAGGGCAGACAACGGTCTGGAAGATAAACAAAACGCAGGACAGGGAAGAAAAGCTCACATACGCATTGCAGGCACTTGAACTGATACTCTGCGACGAGGGGCTTGCAAAGCATAACGGAGTAAACATACCTGAATATGCAGGCTGTGAATACTGCAATGGAGTGACAGAGTGGAGCGAAAAGCTTGGTGCAGACGGCAAGGAAGTCCGCTTTGAATTCTGTCCTGTTTGCGGAAGAATGATCGAGGAGGGATAAAAGTGAAAACACATAATCTGAAACTTAGCATAGAATTTTGTGACGCTGTTCTGAGCGGTGAGAAAACTTTTGAGGTCAGAAAGAATGACAGGGGTTTTCAGACGGGAGATCTGATAAGATTTATACCGACTGACGGAACGTCTTATCGTAGCTCAGACGGCACAGTAAGAGAACACGCAAAACATGAGATATCAGGACATACATACAAGATAACATATATCCTCAACGGCTGGGGAATAAAGAACGGGTATGTTGTGCTGGGAATAAGGGAGGAATAAGAATGAAACGTTCAGAGTTAGAAAAATATTTAGGTCAGAAAGTTGAGATAAAACTTTTTAACGGTGATATCTTAAAGGGGATCCTGCATAAGACAGGCGAAGAACAATTCAAGGATAACCTTAGCTTGTACTTACCTCAAAAACGTTATTTTATGACTGATGATGTTGGGTCTTGCATAAGTTGTATGTTTAGAAGTTCCCACGTTGTTTTAATTAGGGAGATAAGCGATGTCGAGATGTGATACCTGCATACACAAGCGCTCCTGCATTGACGGCACAAATTACAGATATGCAGCTAGGTGTAAGAGATACAGAGAGGAGAGATCCTATGGAAAGAAACGACCCTATGACCATGTCACGCCTGAAAGCCTACCGCAGGAACGCCTCAGCCATTGAGGACATCAAGGCGGAGCTTTCAGGCAAGTACGTTGCCGACACTATCAGCGTATGCACTCCGCCGTCCTACACACCACACAGCACACGCATAGACGGCTTTCTGCCAAGCGGTGATACACTTTCACTGCTGTGTGAGCAGGCACGGTTAGAGCGTGAGCAGAGGGCTGTGGAGGAGTTCATCAAGGGGATAGAGGACTGTCAGACACGGCGAATGTTCGTGCTGAAATTCATCAAGGGTAAGACGTACTTGCAGATAGCTATGCAGGTGAGCGGAGGGAGAATCACAGAGGACGCAGTTGAAAAGAAGATAAAAAGATATATTTCAAAAAAATCTTGATTTGTCGGTTTTGTCGGTTTTTGCTGTGTTATAATTTATACTGAGGAAAGTGTAGATGTACCTCAGACTTGTACTTTCATTGAAGTCACCTCCAATTTTCTAAGCCCCGTAAGGGGCTTATGCAGAGCGTGAGTGCATGAGCTTGCGGTCTGTTCCATACGGTCAGTTGGTTGCCCGGAAAAGCCAACACATAATATTTGAACCGCCGCCAAGCTTTCGGGCTTCGGGCGGTGTATGCAGGTCGAGAGCGTGCCAGCTCAAAGCCTGCTCCACCATTTACAAAACTCCTTATAATATATTTGTGAAAGGCACTCCTATGGGGTGTCTTTTGCGTTTAGTACTTACAAATTCGTAGAAACAATGATCAAAAGCATTGACAAAATGAATTTATTTATGGTTAATAAATTCATATAAGCTGAAATATTTTCATATCTATATGCATATGACAGATGTATTTTAAAACTTATGGTTGACAACACTACGGCATTATGGTATAATATATAAGATTATTGCAATTAAAAATTGCGATGGTTAGACACAATGATTGAGAGTGTACAATAAGTAGTAAATAAAAAAAGAAGGCAGTTGGTGGCTACCTTCTTTTTGGGGCTTGTCTTATTTTGAATTAAACATCAAGTTAGTGATAACTGCTATGATTACATCAATGGTTGCTTCTGGGAAGATACGCAATGTGAAACAAATCACTAGTGTAAGAATAGACACTTCAAGCGAGCTATACATCCTACTACTCGATGAGCGGTTGTTTCTATCGCTCATATTATACACTCTCCTTTCTTGGTATTATTTTCTTTTAAAACTTGTCCTATTGCCTCACATTTAGTTCGGCTTGGTTTTAAATTGGTTATAAAAAAAGTACAAGTGGAAATACACTCCCACTTGTACTAACTTGCAACTCGAATACTGTGTCAAACAGTTGCTAAGTGATAAAGTTTGACACAATTTGGCTATTTGTGTGCAACAAAAATATAGTAGGATGTAGGTGCGATATATTCAATATCATTTTGAGTATTAACATTCTGATTTCCTCGTCAAATTTAAGGGCTTATTTTTTACAGTCTAGTCGCCATTTGTTATTTAAATTACGGTTGGTTTATTTTATTTGCAGTGTACTGCCATCCATGTATTATACATGGATTTTTATTATACATGGATTTTTTGGCCTTTTTATAAATAATATATTAACATTGTTTAAAGAATTGTCAGTTGGTTGAAATTTAACTTTTCATTAAATTTATATTTGTCGGTTTTATTATATCAGAGTATTTCCGTTAATATTGCGAAAATGAGTTTGGTAGCTTACCAGGCTCATTTTTTTTTATAAATAAATTAGTTAATCGAGGTGAGGTGAATGCCGAATGAAAAGAATTTAATAGTTCCAAGCTCGAGTGAAGCTCGAAAAAATGGTGCAAAAGGCGGTAAAAAATCAGGCGAAGTCCGCAGGCGTAAAAAGACTATGAAGCAGGTAATGGACTTCCTGCTTGAACAGCCTGCCAATACCAGAGCGGACTATGAGTTTCTCGTGGAGCAGGGCATTGACCTTAACAGCCTTGACCCCGACTTCATAAATAATATGCTTCTTGTTAATGCGGCTCTTATGGCAAGGGCTAAGCAAGGGGACGTTGCGGCGGTGAAAGAGCTGCGTGACATTATTCGTGATGACGATATGCTCAAACATAAGATAAAATACGATAACGCAAGGCTCAGGCTTGAAAAACAAAAGCTTGAGCCTGTTTCTATGCCTGATAAGGTGTACAGCGGTATCCCTGCGAGCCTTGTCGCTCCTACGTTCTCGCCTGTCCTGTTCGATATTGCAGAGCAGGAACATTCCGAGTATGTTTTCCCCGGCGGGCGTGGCTCGACTAAATCTTCATTCTGCGGTCTGAACGTTATCGACCTGCTCATGAAGAACGAGAATATGCACGTCTGCGTACTGCGTGCTGTGGCGAATACTCTTAAAGACAGCGTTTATTCTCAGATACTCTGGGCAATATCTGCACTTGGTCTTGATGATGAGTTTGCCTGCACAAAGTCGCCCCTTGAGATCACACGCATTTCAACAGGGCAGAAAATATACTTTCGTGGTGCTGATGACCCGCACAAGATAAAGTCTATCAAGCCGCCTTTTGGCTATATCGGCATCGTGTGGTTTGAGGAGCTTGACCAGTTCGGTGGTGAAGAAGCTGTGCGAACGATAGAACAGTCTGTTATAAGAGGCGGCGAGAGAGCATATAAGTTCAAGTCTTTCAACCCTCCGAAGTCGGCTCAGAACTGGGCGAATAAGTACATCAAAGTGCCGAGAACGGACAGACTCGTTACCGAAAGCACTTATCTTACTGTGCCGAAAAAGTGGCTTGGCAAGCCATTCCTTGATGACGCCGAATTTCTCAAAGAAACCAATCCCACTGCCTATGAGAACGAGTATATGGGCGTTGCAAACGGTACTGGTGGCAATGTTTTCGATAACGTCCTCATAAGAGAGATAACCGACAGCGAGATAGCACAGTTTGATAACATCTATAACGGCGTTGACTGGGGCTGGTATCCCGACCTTTACGCTTTTGTCAGAGTACATTATGCCCCTGCTCAGCACACGCTGTTCATATGGCAGGAGTACACCTGCAACAAAACAAAGAATATTGATACCGCAAAGCATTTGCTTGAGCTGGGTATCACGGCAAACGACCTTATCACCTGTGATAGTGCAGAGAACAAGTCCGTTGAAGATTACAGAGCATACGGCTTGCTTGCAAGAGGCGCAGAGAAAGGTCCTAACAGCAGGGAGTATTCATATAAGTGGCTGCAATCTCTGCGAAGTATCGTAATAGATAATAAGCGTTGTCCTGTGGCTTGCGAGGAGTTCATCAACTGCGAGTATGACAGAGATAAAGAGGGCAACGTTATAAGCGGCTATCCCGACGGCAATGACCACGTTATCGACGCCGTTCGGTATGCAATGGAAAGAGTATGGAAAAGGCGGGGTCAGTAAGCTATGAGCATTATTTCAAAAATAAGGGAGTGGATAAGCAGAATGCTTTCAAAGTCAGATATAAAGGGCGTTTACGGTATTGATATCGCCGTGACGGACAGTATGATAAGAGCTATTGACAAGTGGGACAGAATGTATGCAGGTAATGCAGCACCCAAAGGAGTTCACTCTCTGCGGCTTGAACACGCTGTTGTGAGGGAGTTTGCAAACACGGCTATCAATGAAATGGCCCTGAAAGTTTCCAACGATAAGCTTGATGCCATAATGAAAAACGCCCTTGAAAACCTCAACAAAAATCTGCAAAGAGGTCTTGCAACAGGAGCAATGATAATAAAGCCGCTGGGTGCTGATAAGGTGCAGTATGTTCCGCAGTCGCAGTTCATTCCTGTGGAGTATGACGTGAACGGCAGGCTTATAAAGGTCATTTTCCCTGAGATAAAACGCATGGGCGATAATGATTACCGCATAAGGCTTGAATATCACGCTCTGGACTATGAAAAAGGGCTGACTATCACAAACAGGGCTTTCCGTTCCAATGACGGCGTATCTCTTGGTGCTGAGATACCTCTCACGGCTGTTGCAGAGTGGGCGGAGCTTATCCCTCAGATAGCCTATCCCCTTATGCTGCGACCCTCTTTCGGCTATTATGTCAACCCTATCGACAATACAGTTGACGGTTCACATTCAGGCGTATCAGTGTTCGCAGGGGCGGAAGAAGTCATAAGAAAAGCTGATATCCAATTCGGCAGGCTCGATTGGGAGTTTGAATCCGGGGAGCGTGCAATAGACGTTGACGAGGCTGTGCTAAGACCTGTGACAGACCCGTTCACAGGTAAGAAGCGCGCAGAAATGCCTAAGCTCAATGAACGGCTTTTCAGAGGGGTAAACGTGTCGGCTGGCACGAGCGGTGACTTTTATCACGAGTTCTCACCGCAGTTAAGACAGGCTGATTTTATCGCAGGACTTGAAGAATACAAGCGTGAGATAGAATTTACTGTGGGGCTGTCCTATGGGGATATCTCAAACCCTCAGACAGTTGATAAGACGGCAACGGAGATAAAGTCCTCAAAGCAGAGAAAGTTCGATACTGTCACGGCGATACAGAATAACCTTCGTGTCTGCCTTGAAGACCTGTGCTATTCGCTGGCGTTCTATAATGGGCTTACTCAAAGCGGCTATGAGCTGTCTGTGAATTTCGAGGACAGTATCCTTGCTGATGATGAAACAAAGCGTGCAAGCGATCGTCAGGACGTTTCTATGGGCATTATGCCACTGTGGGAATACCGAATGAAATGGTATGGTGAGGACGAGGAAACGGCTAAGAAAATGACCTCCGACAGCACCGCAGAGGTGATAGAATAATGCTCAAAGCAAGCGAGATAGAGCGAGTTTCAATGGTGTTTGACAAGCCTCTGCGTGACCTTGAAATGCAGATAATGGAGGATATCGTCCGCAGGATAAAGATAAACGGCGAGATAACACGTTCGGCAGATTGGCAGATATACAGGCTTCACGAGCTTGGAATGAGCAAGCGTGAGATAAAGAAAGCCATAGCCGATAACCTTGACCTCTCCAAAGCTGAGATAAAAGAGCTGTACAATGATATCCTGCAAAAAGGCTATGAATGGGACGATAGCATATACAAGGCCAAAGGCAAGGGACGGATACCCCTTGAAGAAAATGAGGGTCTGCAAAGGCTGTTGTCGGCTGTATCGGAGCAGACTTCGGGGGAGCTTAAAAACATATCTCAGTCACTCGGATTTGCAGTAAAACAGCCTGACGGCAAGCTGAAATTCACGCAGGCGGCAGACTTTTATCAGCAGAGCCTTGATAACGCCATAATGGGCATAGCAAGCGGAGCGTTCGATTACAATACGGTCATAAAGAAAGTCATTTCGGATATGACAAACTCAGGTCTTCGCACTGTGGACTATGCCACAGGCTGGAGCAACAGGGCAGACGTAGCCGCAAGGCGTTCGGTGATGACAGGGCTTTCACAGCTAACCGCAAAAATGAACGAGGACAACGCCAAAGAGCTTGGCACAGACTATTTTGAAGTCACTTGGCACAGCGGAGCAAGACCCTCTCATCAAGAATGGCAGGGCAAGGTCTACAGCAAAAAAGAGCTTGAAACTATCTGCGGTCTTGGTACTGTGACAGGTCTGTGCGGAGCGAATTGCTATCACGATTATTACCCTTTTATCCCCGGCATATCTGAGCGTTCCTATACAGATGAGGAGCTTACACAGATGAATGCAGAGGAGAACAAGCCTGTTAAATACGGTGATAAAGAGTACACAAAGTATGAAGCTTTACAGCGGCAAAGAAAGCTTGAAACTGCAATGAGAGCCCAGCGGCAGAAGATACATCTTCTTGAAGAGGCGGGTGCAGGCGAGGAGGATATCATTAACGCACGCTGTAAATATCGTGGCACTTCCCAGGAGTATACAAGGTTTTCAAAAGCAATGGGTCTGCCTCAGCAGAGAGAGCGTGTAAACGCCGACGGATTAGGGAATATCGGGGCTGGAAAAACCAAGATAGACTTGACGCAAAAAGATTATAGTGATATAATTGATATGAAAGGTAAGATGTCTGATATAGACGTGCGAAAGTGGTATAGACACCATAACAAAAATATCCCTCAGCTTATCGACAAAAGCAAGTCTATTGAAGAACAGGCAAGACAAGCTTGTGAACTGCGTAACAAGTATCGCTTTCAGGCAAGAGAGTTAATGGAAGATCAAAAAGCTCGTAAAACCCTTGACCAGACCGAACCTATCATTTCTTTTGAAGACTTGGTATCAAATAAAATGGTACGAAAAAACATGAGCAGAGAAGAAGCTATAGCAGACACTTTGAAGACCGCTGTAAAAACACGAAGATCAGTAGATAAAAGGTATGGATTGGATGATCAGCAATGAAAAAATATGAATACAATATTTGCACGGCTGCGGACAAAGAAATTTTTGAAAAGCAATGTGCAGCATTGGAAAAGCATATCCCAGGCATTGAACGTTTCGATATGCTGACAGATGTTGACGGCTCACAAACGCAGATATATGAATTAAACGGAAAGAAGATAATCGTACACAACAGTTATTATATTGACGCTGTGTACATTGATTCAGAAGTTGAACTTACAGAGTATTTCAAATGATAATTTTACCGCTTGACTAAGGTCGGGCGGTATTTTTATACCCAAATATCGGAACTAAGCACCTTAACGGGTGCTTTTTTCATACCATTTCGTCCTTGATATGACGTTAAACTGCCAGACTTTCACACCGCAGACAGAGCGGTATATAAGCTATGTAGAAAGGACAAACATATGAAAAACATTTTTGAGATCCTTGCCGCTCTGGGTATCGTTATCCCTGAGGACAAGAAACAGGACATCACAAAACAGGTGGCAGAGAATTATAAGACTGTGGCTGAGTTTGAAAAGGTGAAAAGCCGCCTTGAGGTGGAGCGTGATAACTATAAGGACAGCCTTGATACCGCACAGAACTCTCTCAAAGAATTTGAGGGTGTGGACGTCAAGGAGCTAAACGGCAAAGTCGCACAGCTTACCGCTGACCTTGCTAAGAAAGATACCGAGTATCAGGCGAAGATATCTGATATGGAGTTTGACGCTACCCTTGATAACGCTATCTCGGCAAGTAAGGCAAGAAACGTCAAGGCTCTTAAAGCTTTGCTTGATGTGGAAACTCTCAAAGCTTCCAAAAATCAGGCTGAGGATATCAAGACGGCTATTGAGAACGTGAAGAAAGATAACGATTATCTTTTTGAAAGCTCCGAGCCTATCAAGAACCCGGTTGCTCCCACAGGCACGCCTGCCGCAGGTGAAGTGAGCAAGGAAGCCTTTGCAAAAATGGGGTATATGCAGAGGTTGGAACTTAAACGAACAGACCCCGAAAAATACGAACAGTTGAAAGGATAGGATATTATGAAAATGACAAATGGCATTAGAATTTCTATGCAGTATTTCGCAGGGCAGACAAAGATCACCGACCTTATCGATCCTGAGGTAATGAGTGATATGATCGACGCAAAGATAGAGTCTAAGATAACTGTATCTCCCTTTGCGAAGATAGACAGAACGCTCGTTGGCGTGCCCGGAGACACTATCACAGTGCCGCAGTACAAGTATATCGGCGATGCAGTTGATGTTGCAGAGGGCATTGAAGCCGAAACTGTCAAGCTTGAAACAGACTCCACTCAGGCTAAGGTAAAGAAAGCCATGAAAGCGGTGGAGATAACTGATGAAGCGGTTCTCAGCGGCTATGGCAACCCTGTAGGTCAGGCGACTTCACAGCTTGCAATGTCTATCGCTTCTAAGGTGGACGCAGACAGCATGGACGCACTCATGAAAGCCCAGCTCATCTATGACGGCTCGGCTTCTGCTATCTCTTACAGCGGCATTGTTGACGCTGTTGACAAGTTCAATGAGGAGCTGAACACCGAAAAGGCTATGTTTATTAATCCTCATCAGAACTCACAGCTTAGAAAGGATCCGAACTTCATTTCAGCAGATAAGTATGACGGCAATGTGGTAATGACAGGCGAGATAGGCAAAATAGCGAACTGCCGTATCGTTCCGTCAAAGAAAGTTTCACTTAACGAGGCTATCCCAGAACAGTATGTGAGAGTTGACAGCGATGCAGAGGGTGCAAAGGAAGTTGTTGCGGACAGCACAGCTTCACCGACTGCATCACAGATAAAGCTCGGCTCAGTAACGCCTTGTGCAGATGGCTACGCTCCAAAGGTGGGTGACTATGTTGTAAAGAACGCCGCTGTCAAGGCTGGCACTTTCTACATATGCCCTATCATCAAGCTCAACGCTGATACTGAAACAGAGGACGAAACATCAGCTCTGACTATCTACCTCAAGCGTGACACCAACGTTGAAACAGAGAGAAGAAGCACAAAGCGCTGCACAGATATATCTGCTGACAAGCACTACACTGTGGCTATTTCAGACCAGTCAAAGGTAGTGCTTGCAAGATTCAAGAAGTAAAGAGGTGCGGCAGTATGAAAGCATATGCAAACGAGAGCTATTATATAGGCGTTTATCTTTGCGGCAAAGAGCCTGACATATCTGCCGCTTTTGACTTCTATGCAATGCAAGCCACAAGCCTTATGAAGCAATATACCCTTGACAACGTTGACGAGAACGATATCCCCGAAGAAGTGAAAATGTGCTGCTGCGAGCTTGCGGAGAATATCTTCAAGGCAGAGCAGGAGGGTGGCACTCAGGGGGTATCTTCCGAAAGCGTTGGTGGCTGGTCAAAGTCATATGAAAGCTCAGATATCCGCAGGCAGAACGCTGACAGAGCCGTTCACGATATCGTGTACAAATGGCTCAGCGGAACAGGGCTGCTTTACAGAGGGGTGAGGTAAATGCTTGCAAACAGCGATTGCACGGTGTATCTTTTCGACAAGCAGACAGAGGGATTTGTGCGGAAGTATGCAGAGAAAGTTTACTGGTGTGAGAATAAGTCGGGAAGTATCGTGAAAAGCGGTATGCAGACCTCAGACAGCACAAGGGTGTATTTCTATGACGATAATGCACCGAAAACCCCTGCAAAGGATATGCTTGTGAGAGGAAAATGCGAGTTTGAGTTCGATAATCAAACGCCGCAGAGCATATCTGAGAGCATGAAAATCTTCCGTGCGGAGTATGACTTTGTTACGGTAATGAGCATTGATGATTATATGTTCGGCGGTCTGCCACATATGGAGGTGAGCGTGAAATGAAGATAGGTCAGCCTATGGACAGCAGGGCTATCACTTGGGATAAGTCCTTTGCAGCCAAGTATTCAGAACGCTTTGATAAGGCTCAAAAGTTCATTGACGCCGAGTGCATAAGGCATATGGTGAAGTATACACCTACCCTCAGCACGAATCTAAGAAAGTCTGTCACGAGAGGCACAAAAATAGGCAGCGGCAAGATACAGTATCTTGCACCTTACGCACGCTATCAGTATTACGGCAAGCTTATGGTATCCTCTGTTACAGGCTCGTCTTACGCCCGACATGGAGAAAAGAAAGTGCTGACGGACAAAGACCTTGTTTACAGCACTTTTAAAGAGCCACTTGCCGGCAAGCTTTGGTTTGAGCGAATGAAAGCCGACAAGAAACAGCAGATACTCAGAGGAGCGGCGGCGATAATGGGAGGCAAAGCGAAATGAACATAATCGAGCTTGTGAAAGATATCTTGCAGCAGTTCCCGAAAATATCGGAGGTCTGCAACGATATCCATATCGACTTTACCGACGATACGCCAACAAATTATGGCTTGTCCTCAACAGGCGACAGCCTTATAAGTTCTGATATTCTGGGCGGTCAGACAAGACAGCACAACTTCATTCTCTATGCGGTGTATCAATCTATGAATGACTTTGACAGAATGTCAAACAGCGGTGTGCTGCTTGAATTGCAGATGTGGCTTGAAAGCTATGCAGACAAGCATAGAGATACCACGTTCTCCACCATAACAGAGGGTGAGGAAAGGACAGGCGTTCTTGAAAAGCTCACCTGTGCAAATGGAATGATATATGCAATACCAAATGAAAACACAAACGATAATGTGCAGTATCAGTTACAGATAGCGGCACAGTATCAGATATAAAAGGAGGAAAACATATGCCTGATTATTCATACAAGAGCGGAAAGCTCAACAGAAGTCATCTTCTGCATTATCTTGACACTACATTTGCAGCGGTCGCCTCATCACCAAGCTGGTATCTTCTCGGTAAGGACGTTGAGGACGCAAGTGTGGCACTCAACCCTGACACTTCCACAAAGAAGAATATCCTTGATGAAACCACAGTTGAGGACAACGGCTATGAGCCTGAGTTCGACCTTGACACATTCTATGCAAAGCCTGGTGACGCACTTTACGAAAAGCTCAAGGATATCATGATGAATCGTCTTACCGGTGACGCCTGCAAGACAAGCGTGCTTGAAGTCATCGTTGACAAGACCACGGGTGCGTATGACGCATGGACGGAAGATATCATAGTCAAGCCGCAGTCTTATGGCGGACCACAGGGGGGCGTAAATATCCCGTTCAACTGCACCTTTGCAGGAAACAGAGTGAAAGGCTCTGTCACCTTTGCGGCAGGCGTGCCAACGTTTGCAAAGACTACGGAAGAATAAATTATATGACAAACGTATGAAAGCACTTCGTTCAGAGTGGAGTGCTTTTTGTTTGCCATAATACAGAAAGGACGATAAAAATGTCAATGCAGTCAATAGATTTTAACAGCGGCAATTACAAAGAGTACGCTATAAACGGCGACGAGAACAGAGTTATAAGGATAAACGTGTCAGACGTTGGTATCATCACAAGGATACAGGACGCTATGAGCAAGGCTGACAATATCGCAGAAGAAGTGTCAGAACGTGAGAAGAATGAGGACAGAACTCAGCTTCTCAAAGAGTATGACCAGCGTGCAAGAGAAATGGTCAATGACATATTTGGAAGCGATGTGTGTACGGCGGCGCTCGGAAGCGTGAACGTGTTCTCTTTGGCTTCAAACGGCAAGCCTGTGCTTGTGAACTTCCTTGAAGCGCTTCTTATTGTGGTGGTGCAGGAGATAAAGTCAGCACAGACTGCGGCTCAGATAAAGCTCGAAGAAAAAGCGGAGAAGTACATAGCTCCCGTTGTTGCTCAGCCTGCGGTAAACGTGGCGGAGCTTTCTGACGAGGACAAAAAGGCTCTGCTCAGGGAGCTGCTGAAATGATAGGCAACTTGCCAACAGCCCTTGAAATAGGCGGCAAGGAGTATGCCATACACTCGGATTTTCGGGTCATACTGCGGATATATTCAGCCTTTGCAGACCCGGAACTTGACGAGCGTGAAAAGTGCTATGTGTGTCTTAAATGCCTTTACGCTGAGGATATTCCACGAGAGCATTTGCAGGAGGCTGTCAACAAGGCTTATTGGTTTGTGGGTGGTGGAGATGTTCCGCAGGAGAGCGTTCAGCCTGCAAAGACTATTGATTGGGAGCAGGACGAGAGCATTATTTTTCCTGCGGTGAACAAGGCGGCAGGCTTTGAAACGAGGACGGTAAAATATCTTCATTGGTGGACTTTTCTTGGCTATTTCAATGAGATAGGCGAGGGGCTTTTTTCGTCTGTTATAGGCATACGGCAAAAGCTTAACAAGGGCAAAAAGCTTGAAAAATACGAGCAGGAGTTTTACAGAAACCACCGCAATATGATAGACCTTAAACGAAAGCTTTCAGCAGAAGAGCAGAGGGCTGAAAACGAGGACAAAGAGTTTCTGAAACAACTGACGGGAGGTGAATGACTATGGCTGACGGGTGTTTGAATTTTGACACCAACATAAACAAAGAGGGCTTTGAAAAGGGCTTGAAAAGCCTTTCCGATATGGTGGGGGATATCAAGCCAAAGCTTAAAAGCCTTGCAATGGCTCTGACAGCTGCATTCTCCGTCAAGAAGCTTGTGGACTTCGGCAGGCAATCCATAGAAACAGCCTCAGACCTTGCGGAAGTTCAGAACGTTGTTGATACGGCTTTCGGTGAATCAAAGCAGAAAATGGAGGACTTCGCTGACACGGCTGTCAAGACCTACGGCATTTCAAAGCTCACCGCAAAGCAGACAGGCTCAAACTTCATGGCAATGGCGGCAGGAATGGGGCTTGCCAATGACAGCGCAAGCGATATGGCTATGGCTCTTACAGGGCTGTCGGCGGATATGGCTTCGTTTTATAACGTTGGTCAGGACGTGGCAAGCACGGCTCTGAAATCAATTTTTACAGGGGAAACTGAGACCCTCAAACAATTCGGTATCGTTATGACGGACGCCAATTTGCAGGCGTATGCGCTTTCAAAGGGTATAACGAAGTCAACTGCCGATATGTCGCAGGCTGAAAAAGTTCAACTGAGATACAACTACGTTATGTCACAGACGGCTCTTGCACAGGGTGACTTTGCAAAGACTTCTGACAGCTGGGCGAACCAGACAAGAATACTTTCTGAACAATGGAAAGAGTTCGGAGCGACTATCGGCACTGTGCTGATGAACGTTCTTCTGCCTGCTGTCAAGGCGATCAATAGCGTGCTTTCGCAGCTTATATCTTTGGCACAGGGGGCAGCGAGGGCACTTTCAGAGGCGTTCGGTCTTGAACTAAGCAACAGTGCAGACGAGGCTCAAAGCATAATGAAAAGCACCTCTCAGGTAGCGGATAATTACAGCGATATAGCCGACAATGCACAACAGACTCAGGAGGCACAGGAAGGATCTCTTGCAAGCTTTGACCAAATGAACAAGCTGAATGATGAGAGCAAGTCAGACAGCACTGGGGTCAGCGGAGCTGGGGAGATAATGCAGCCTTCTGGGACTAGCGTTGAGGTGGATACGGGAAAGGCAGATAAAAAGCTGTCTGACTTTTTCAAATCAGTAAGAACTCAGTTTGAAAAGCTTGCAGACTATCTTGATAAGAATTTTAAGCCTATTTTCGCCGATATATGGAGCGGACTTGAAAGAGAGAGCATTGAACTTGCTCAGATTCTCGGCGGAGTTTTCAGTGATATAAAGTCGCTTTCCGAACCGCTCAAAGCTTATTTTATAAACGATTTTACACCGCTTATGCAGACCGCTTTCAGCACGCTTGGCAAGATAGGCATAGGACTTTTTGACAGTTTCAATAAGGTGTTTTCTGACATCTGGAATGTGGCAGTGTTCCCTATACTGCAAAACTTCCTCACTGTAGGATTACCCATAATGGCGGATTTTGGCACGCAGACATGGAACACGCTAGGCGTACTGTTTGACAACATAAAAGAGATCTTCGATACCTTGTGGAACGGCGTTGCACAGCCTGTGTTGAACGCCTTGAAAACACTGTGGTGCGATACTTGGCAGAGCATTTCAGACTTTTGGAACGAGTGGGGACAGCCTATATTTGACGGCATAAACGAGGGCATAACCACCACAAAGAACGTATTCCTCAATCTGTGGGAAACAGTCTTAAAGCCTGTATTTGATGAGCTTATGAGTGTGGCTGACAGCGTTTGGACTGAGCATTTGAAACCGTTGCTTGATGAATTTCTCGACTTTGTTGGAACACTTATCACAAGCGTTCTGAGCATTTACAACAAAGCCATAGCACCTGTTGTGAACTGGCTTGTGAGCATACTCGGACCGATAGTCAGCAGTGTGCTTGGTAAGATAATAAAGACAGTGGGCAATGTCATAAGCAATATAATTGACGCCGTGAAGAACATCATTTCAGCACTTAAAGGCGTTGTGCTGTTCATAGCGGGAGTGTTCACCGGTGATTGGAAAAAAGCTTGGCAGGGTGTAAAGAAAATTTTCAAAGGCGTGTGGGACGCACTTGTTGACATAGCAAAAACACCTATCAATTTGATAATCGGGCTTATAAATGGTCTGACAGGAGCAGTAGAGGACGCAATAAATTGGATAATCGACGGCATAAACGAGCTGAGCTTCACAACACCTGATTGGCTTCCCGGTGATCTTGGCGGTCAGACATTTGGCTTTGACCTAAGCCAAATTGATATCCCCGAAATACCCAAACTTGCCCAAGGTGCAGTAATACCGCCGAATTCTGAGTTTCTTGCAGTTCTGGGCGATCAGAAGCGTGGCACGAATATCGAGGCACCGCTGGATACTATCACACAGGCTGTTTTGCAGGCTCTTGTGTCTTACGGCGGAGCAGGCGGAAATCAGAAGATTAGCGTTACCATACCGCTTACGCTTAATGGCAGGACTATCACACAGATAGTTATTGATGATATCAACGACTATATCAAGCGCAACGGCAGGTCGCCAATAAGGGCATAGGAGGTGCAGAAAATGAAAAGCAGAGGACTTATATTCGGTAGCGAAAGGGTCGCCACACCTGCGGAAGTGAGCTTTACAAACAACAAGATATGGTCGAACAATGCAGGGCGGACGGCTAACTGCAAAATGGTGGGCGATATAAGAGCCATAAAGAAAACTGTCACGCTGAAATGGTATCATCTCACAGGCGAGGAGACGGCAAAGCTCAATGAGTATATCTCCAACGTTGACAGTCCGTTTTTCAGTATCACGCTCCTTGATGAGACATTTCAGGAAAGCACCTTTGACGTTTATGCAGGCGACCCAACTTATGAAGTTTTCGGCTGGGACGAGAACAAGCAGTTCTGCAAAGGCGTTGCGGTGGATTTGATAATGCAGTAAGGGGGCGTTTGAATGTACAAAACAGGGGAGCTTGTGGCACAGCGTATCGAGAGCTATTGCCGTACTTGGCGGCTGTGGATAGATAATGCAGAGGGCGAGGTGATTATGGGAGATCGGATAACTTCCGGCACAAGTACGGTGCAGTCCACAAGCATTTCCGACGATATAGAACTGGGCGCAGTATGTTCGCAATCGTGGAACATAAATATCAATGATGTTGATACGAAATTTCTCGGCAAAGAGTATGACCTTTCCTTGTACCTTGCGGACTTTACCAGCGAAACCACCTACTCCACCCTAGAAGCCTACACCTACGCAGAACTTTCAAAGCTGACAGTGGAGCAGATAAGCAAGCTTGGAGAGGTGCTTGACGGAGAGAGAATACCCCTTGGGCGTTTTACTTGTGTCAAGTCGAAAAAGTCGGGCGGAAATACTGAGATCACTTTTGCAGATAGGCTGTATTTTTCCGACAAGGTCTACAAGCCCACTGTTACCCTGCCTGCATGGAGCAAAGCTATCGAGGACGATATCTGCAAGCAGTTGGGACTTCAAAACGGCAACGACTACACCATCCCTGCAAAGCTCCGTGTAAAGGGCGGTGCAAGGCTCTACGGCAAGGGTCATATCAGATTAAAGACCGCAAACTTCGACTTCAAAATAAGCTCTATACCCAAAGACACCACAATGCGGCAGATGCTCAGTTACATCGCCTCGGCACAAGGCGAGTTCGGTTTTGTTGACCGATACGGCAGATACGTCCGCAAATGGTATGGCTCGAGCGTGAAGATACTGGACAACAACACTATCGACCTGCCAACACTGGGAGAACGTCCGAATATCCTCGCAGGCATTGTCTGCAAGGTCAGCGACAGCGAAACTCTGCGGCTGGGCAACACCACAGGCTCGGCAGGGCGTGTGCTGGAGTTTGAAAATCCATATATGACAATGTCGCTGCTGCGGTCATTGTGGCATAGGATAGGCGGTTTTTCGTGGTATACAACGGAGCTTTTTCACCGCCTTGGCGACCCCCGATTTGACGTTGGGGACGTTGTGACATACGTCAGCGAAAGCGGCGAAAGCTATGATATACCAATAACTAACATAGGATTCAATTTTGACGGCGGACTTTCAGCCGATATTTCTGCGGTGGGTCTGTCGGTGGAAGAACAGCTTTAGGAGGCGAGATTATGGACGAGAACGAGATAACAACTGTAGCTGATACGCAGGCGGAGAATACTGCCGATACAGCGGACACAAGTCAGACAACGCCCACCACCGAGGAGCTTATCCAGCAGCTCACGGTGAGGGTGGCAGCACTTGAAGAAATAGTCGGCGAGGACGAATACGAGCTGAGATACTCAGGAGAGCAGACGGACGAGCTTTTAGACGGCGGTACAGCGGTGTTTCGTGCAAAGACAGCGGCGCAGATAGTAAGCCTTGTGAACAGGCTCTACCCACTGTATATGCGGTGGGGGTCTTTCACGGTGAATATGAAGGTCAACGCCGACAACGGCTCACAGTGGACTTACAACACACGCACAGGAATGATACCCTCGGGGGTCACTAACCCTGCGGTGTTTATGGTGTGCGACTGGGGCAAAAAGCACTTCAAGTCGCAGAGTTTTCAATACAAAGTCGCAAGCAACGGCAGGGACATCGACTGGGAGGCATACCTTGAGCACACCTCTGACCAGGGCGGCACATACGCTTTCAAGGTATACTATCTCATAGTCGGCAAAAATGCGGAAGGGGGAAGTATAGTTGGCTAGTTTCACGGAAAATCTCGGACTTAAAAAGCCCGACAGATTGGACAGGTTCAGCATCGAGGACTTCAACGGCAATATGGATATTATCGACACCATACCCGATATGGCGAACGGACAGAGCCTTGTGGGTGTGTCGGTGGGAGAAGCGTACGGAAACATAGGTATAACAGGCATAGCGGAGGCGGTCGAAGATGAAAATATATGAGGGAACAGACGGACTGAGAGGGCTGATAACAAAGCTTATCGAGGTGTGGAATTTCAAGAAGATAACGTATGACGGTGAGGGTTCAACAATAAGTACGAATAATGTTGTATTCCATTTGTGGGTAACTGATGAAGTGTTTCTGTCTGGTCAGTTCAGCGACACAGAGGAACACGGCTGGCTTGACCTCGATGCACAAACAAATAATCTAGTATGTCCTTGTGTAGTTATTTACACGTATCCAGATAAAAGACGTTGGGTAATTTACAAACAAAATGACCTAATTGCTTTTGGTATCCAAAGCAATCAGAACGAAAGACCTCCGATATTTACCGTTATCGGTGAGGTAACGGACTATGAAGCGCAGGAAAAGAGTTATGGTTTGGCAACAAGTTATGCAAATAACAATTCAAACCAGTACTCCGTGTTCACTGACGGAACAGCAATAAGGTCAATGCCTTACAGACCAATGTGCAGACGAAAGGCAATTACTTCTCTTGCACCTGTGACGTCGTCAACGCTGAACAAGGGCTTTACAAACCTTTATCATGTTCTTTCACACACATCTGGCTTGAACGATGATCAAACTTATTCTGACTACACAGTGCCCACGCAGACAGTGCTGCTTAACGGCAAGAAATATCTGCTGAGCAGATTTGCATTTGAGATAAAGGAGTAAGCAAGATATGAAACAGAAATTTGCAAAGCTTATAGACGTCAAGTCTATTGTTACGATACTGCTGACGGCGGTGTTTTGCGTGCTGGCACTTCGCCGCACGATTTCAGCAGAGCAGTTCATCACGGTGTTTACTGTGGTTATATCGTTCTACTTTGGCACGCAGTCAGCCAAAAAAAAGTCAGGTGATGATGAGTGACGGAAGCAATTATCGTTGCACTGATAACAGCTGCTTCGGCGGTAGTGTGTCAGCTTGTCATAGCATCTAACAGCCGTAAGACTATGCAACAGGCGCAGTATGATAGTCAGAAGCTTATCGAGTACAAGATAGACAAGCTGTCTGAGCGTGTGGACAAGCACAATTCCGTTATTGCTCGGACTTACAAGCTGGAACAGGATTATGCGGTGGTCGCTGAACAGATAAAGGTCGCAAACCACCGCATCGAAGATTTAGAAAGGAAGTAATTTTATGGCAAAGACATTTAAGGGCATTGACGTTTCACAGTATCAGCAGAACATTGACTTCAAGAAGGTCAAGGCTTCGGGGGTCGATTTCGTTATCATTCGTGCAGGCTTCGGCAAGTATGCTCATCAGAAAGACCCATATTTCGAGAGCCACTACAAGGCGGCAAAGGCGGCAGGGCTAAAGGTCGGTGCTTACTGGTATAGCTATGCGGCGAGCGTCGAGGACGCAAAGGCAGAGGCTCAGACCTGTATCAACGCTATCAAGGGCAAGACGTTTGAGTATCCGATATACTTCGATCTCGAGGAGCGTTCACAGTTCGCAAAGGGCAGAGCATTTTGCAACAGCCTTGTCAAGACTTTCTGCAATGCGCTTGAACACGCAGGCTACTGGGCAGGACTGTATATCAGCCGTTCGCCTTTACAGCAGTACATATCTGCCTCTGTCGCCAAGAGATACGCTCTGTGGGTCGCTGAGTACGGCTCACGTTGCAACTTTAGCGGTACTTATGGTATGTGGCAGTACAGCTCCACTGGAAGAGTCAGCGGTATCAGCGGCTCTGTTGATATGGATATCTGCTATGTGGACTATCCTGCGAAGATCAAGGCGGCAGGGCTGAACGGCTTCAAGAAGCATGCTGTCAGACCGACTAGCAAGCCGACTACAAGCTCCACCAAGAAGACAGTGACTTATACGGTGAAACGTGGGGATACGCTCTCAGGCATCGCACAGCGCTACAAGACCACTGTGACGAAGTTGGTCAAGAACAACGGTATCAAGAACGCTAACCTCATTTATGTGGGGCAGAAGATAAAAATCAAATAGGTAGAATTTCAGCCGTCTCAGATCACTCTGATACGGCTGATTTTTTTGTTCTTAAGGAATAAATGCCATTATTTTTTTCATATTATTTTAATAAAACCTATTGACAAACGATTCAACCAATGATATTATATATAATATCATATTGAGCTTTTGAGGCGGTGCTTGTAATTTGTCAAAAATTGATAAGGCAATGAAAAAGTTTTATAAAAAACCTATACCTAATGATATAACGTTCGATGAAGTAGTTAGTGTAATGACGCATTTCGGTTGTATTTTAGATAGTGGTGGAAATCATCCCAAAATTGTTTATCCTAAATTAGGTTATGTAATACCCGTTCCAAAACACGGAAAATGTGTTGGCGAGGTTTACATAAAGCAGTTGAAGGATTTGCTTGATATGATAAGGGAGGAATTAACATGAGATATGGATTTGATGTTCAAAAAATGGAAGTTGAGGGGCACGAGTTCTATTGTATTAAGAGCAAATGCTTAAAAGGTTGCGTGGCTCAAGGCGAAACTGTAGATGAAGCATTAAAGCTTTTTGAAGAATTGGAGCAGGAGTGCATTAAAACTTCAAAAAAGTATGGCATACCAATTTCAGAAGAAATCGTTACTAAAAATATTGAATATAGCGGCAAAATTTTACTGAGAATACCAAAGTCTTTGCATCGTGAAATTGCTGAACTTTCAATTATTGAGGGCGTTAGCATTAACCAATGTATCAACTTGGCTCTTAGTAAATTTGTAGGAAAAGCAAGCGGATTTAGTGAGTGTTTAAAAATGTATTCTCCGGTACTTTCCGTAGGTTGTAAGGCCGCCAATATAGAAAGAGCTTTTGAAAAAGTTAACACAAGTAGATCAATGGTTGGTCATAGAACTTTTTTGTCATATAACGGAGGTGTATTTAATGGTTTTACAGGAAATTATAAGCAATCCACAGCTGTCTCTCAAAAAAATTGAATATAAGTCCTTACCAACAGATACTGAAAATGATGAATTAAATGTTGATGTAGCAGATAATTTTCATTCTAAACTCAGTAAATCAGGTGATAAATTATTAGTTGTATTTTCCAGAAATATTTCAATGAATCCACCGCAGCTTTTTGCTATTACAGTTGAATATTTAGTTTCATGGGATATTAAAGAAGAAAATTTTCCGCAATTAGTTGAAAAAATCGATAATTGGAATAACGAGGAAATTAATACTTTATGCTTTACTTCAATCGCAGAATCTGTTTTTGTTATTTCACAATTAACGAAAGCGGCATTTATGCCACCGCTACTAACACCATGTGAATTTGTTGATTCGACTGATGTTACGGATGATGAAGCTTGATCAAAGCCGACAGAGAATAATAACTCTGTCGGCTGTTTTTTTGCTATACAATTCTTGCACGATAAAAAAAGGCTTTGACATCATAATCTATGTTCCACTACATAGTCCCTTATCGTAAATTTTCAAGGAATATCACAGAACATCACACAAAACAAAAACAGCTATCAAACCACGCATTTACGCAATTTAATAGCTGTTTGGCTGGAGCTGCTAACCGGGCTTGAACCGGTGACCTCGTCCTTACCAACCAATCAAGAAATGCCGTAAAATCGGCGCTTATCGGTGAAATGTTCCACTAATGTTCCACTGGCTTTCTTAACTTTGACATTTCTTCTGCTAGTGCTTTTGCGTCCTGCCCTGAGTGATTGTATATATCTGCCGTTGTTTCATACTTGGCATGACCGATGATACGCTGTAATTTTTCGGGTTGCATACCGCAATCTGCCGATAACGTTGCGAACGTATGACGGCAGCAATGAGGCGTTATCTCTGTGTCATATTTCTTTGCCGTTTTGCCGCTTTTTAGTTCTGTAACTGTCGGCTCGGGTATCACACCACACTCGGCAAGTGCAGGATAAAAATTGCGTTTTCTGAAATTGTTGACATCGCCATTCAGCAAAAAATCTGTTTTGCTTTCATTGTACCAATCTTGTACAAACGTCTTTATTTCGGGTATCTGTGACGGAAACGGCACAAGCCTGTCCTTGCCAGCTTCGGTCTTGATGCCGCCGATCATGTAGTTCTCGTCAAGGTGGACATTCTTTTTTAGTATCGTGAACACCTCGCCGATACGAAAGCCTGTGTAGATCATAAACAAAATGACTTGAACAGATCTATCCGAAGAGTGCTTCCACAGCTTTTCAAGCTCTTCCGCTGTAAAAATTCTTTTCTCTTTCTTAACCTCTTTTGGAAGTGTTATGTATTCGGCATAGTTTTTATCTATGATGTCATTTTGGGCGGCGTACTTGCAGAGCTGTGAGCATAGCTGCTTGATTTTTGCGCATTGCGAACGGCTGAAACGTTTGGCACATTCGGTTATGCACCTCTGATAATCTGCTGTTTTAAGCTCTGACATCTTCCTGCCTGCGATACTATCAAGGTATCTCCATGCGGTCTTGTAGCCCTGCTCACCACTCTTTGTAAGGCTTTCAAAATGCTCGGAGCTCCAATTCTCATACGCTTGTGCAAGTGTTAGGCTGGAGTGATCTATGTGCGTAGAGTTGAAGTAACTATCAAGGGCGGCTTGTGCCTCTGCTGCCGTTTTGAAACAGCCGATGTACTTTTCACCTGTGCCGGACGTTGTTCGAGGGCTGAAAACAACATAGGGGCGGTTTTTGTATTCAGGCTTGTATCTTATCGTGCCTGTTCCTCTTGCTCTGCGACGTGTTTTTCTCTTGGTAGACTCTTGCTTCTTACCACAGTAGTTGCAATAAATAGAGCCGTCAGAAATTTCCTTACGGCATTTTTTACATAGCATATTTGCCTCCTATTCTTGACACTTTCTCAAAAGTGTGCTACAATAAAAGGGCAGAATTCGCCCTTTATTGGTCTATTGGTGTGAATTTGAATCGAGCTGATATTGGTAGTATCCGCTCTGCTCGCCTCTGAGTGTTGGTAGCACTTGGGGGCGAGATTTTTTCTCCCATGTCAGTATTTACAATACTAGCAGGGAATTTCATTTTAACACTCTGCCCTGAGCGTCAGTGAAGTTTCCCTGAAACAAATTTATCATATCAACTATTGCTCCAATAAAGAAACCTCCGAAAGTAAAGAAGTACAGCAAACCTGTGCCGGCTTTGCCTACATAAAATCTGTTCAAACCGCCCAAGCCTAAAAAGGTCAGCAGGCAAAGTATTTCAGCTGTGCTTTTACTCTTAGGGCTTATCTGCTCAACAGGAGCTTGCGGTGCGACCTGCTGGACGTTTGTAACGTATGTGATGTGCTGAACGATATTGCTGTTATGCTCAACGTGGTTATCAATTTTCTGCGGCTGCGGCAGTTCGTGACCACAATATTCACATACTGCTACGCCTGGTGCGTTTTCACCTTTACAATTTGGACAAGTCATAATTTTTCCTCCCTATAAATCGACATTTGTAAACAATTTATGAAATCATTTACATTGTCTTAAATTGGTGATATAATGTATTTGTAATCATGCAGGAGAAAATTCTGTGTGCTATCCCTGTCAGTATTTGCGGTGCTGACGGGGATTTTTTATTATAAGGATTTTATAACTGTTTTTACAATGCCGAGTATTCTTATGCGGTCCCTTTCTGCACCGACAAACTCTCTCGGCTGATATTCGGGATTGAATGATACAAGGGTTATCTTGTCATCAGAATACTTGATTTTCTTCACAACGCCGTTTTCACCGTCGATGAGGGCAACAACTACCTGTCCGTCCTCAGCCCAATCCTGCCTTAATACTTGTATCTTGTCGCCGTTCTCTATCTTCGGATACATACTGTCCCCCGAAACGACAATGCACATTGTATTCTTAGCTTCTTCCTCGTTGACGATATAAAGCGGCATATAGCCTACAACATAATCATCAGCGTAAGCACCGAACCCAGCCGACACGCTCTCATATATAGGTATTATATGTACGTTGTCTTGCGGGAGTATGGTTGCGTTGGAGTCTATAATATGAGAAGAATGTTTAGGGCTAGGATCATCAGTTTTTAATGCAAGATATTCAGGATTAACATTCAACTCAATAGCGATTGATTCAAGAACAGGCAATTTTATTCTGAGTATTTTTCCTGCCTCATATCTTTGGATGGTTGATTTATTCAATCCAAGACGGATACCAAGTTCTTCTTGTGTAAGTCCTTTTTCTTCTCTTGCAGCTTTTATTCTATTTCCAATTTCTATGGTATTCAAATCTTGCTCACCTGCTTTCGTTATAATGATTATATTACATTAAATTGCATAATGCAATAGCTTTTTTGAAAAAAATAAAAAAATGTTGCAAAATGCTATTGACAAGTGAAAAGTTATGTGCTATTATGATAATGCAGTAAGTTGCATAATACAACAAGAAAGGAGGCTGGCATATGGTAAACACGAACAAGATCAAGGGTAGAATGAAGGAGCTTGAACTGACCCAAGCTGACGTTGCACATTGTTTAAACATAGCTCAACCTACAGCTAATCAGAAAATAAACAATGTTCGTCCGTTTGACTTGGACGAGGCTGAGAAACTGTCACACTTGCTCCACATTGATGCTGGAGAGTTCGGCAAATATTTTTTTACTCAGTGAATTGTATAATGCAACAAGTGATTAAAGAGGGGGTGAGAATATGGAACTAAGGAAAGTGTTATCACAATATTTTTCAGAGCAAGAAGTTGTGAAATTACTGGCATTACTTGATAAAGATATTTGTATCATTGTCGAGGGTAAGCAAGGACCAACGGGAAAATCGACACTTTGCCGCAAACTAAAAGAGCTTGGTTATAAAGCTGTTGAACGTTGGGAAATAGAAAAAGAGGAAAACAACAATACTGTGAGCATAGTTGTTTCCCTCAATGAAATGATAACCAAAAGAATTACTTCATCTGAGCTTTTCGCTTGACTATAATAGGTGAGCGTTCAGAGATGTTGAAACACCAGTTTAAGGCATTTTCGTTGTTAGTTCTATAATTAGCTTCGAGCATAGCTCCTTTAAGTTCGCCATTAGTAAAATATTCGTTTGGATATTCTTCTTCAATCCAATGTTTAATACTGTAAGATGTATAACGAGTATTTATGCTTTCGATTGGTCTGAGATTATTTGATATCCAAGATAATAAAAAGCTCTGACGATCTTTGGGAAGTTCATGAAATGTTTCTGGCAGATCAACTTTATTCATTGCAGAAACCTCCTTTCTTTGTAAGATATAGCCATTATATCACAACTGAGGAGAAAATGCAACAAGTGATTGAAGAGGGGGTGAGAAAGTGGAAAAGAAAATTACTGCTATTCCAAGAGGGTGTGACAGTGCCAGGGTTGAGCAGGTGATCGTAACAAGAGCCTTGAAAGGTGCAGGAACAGAAAATGACCCCTGTAGAGAGGTCATTCAGTATTGGACTCTTGACGGAGAGCTGATTGTAACAAGATCACAATATGAGGAGGGCAAACGTTGAATTTGAAAAAGATAGCGTACTATCTCGGTATTGCGTTGTGTCTAGCAAGTCCGCTTGCATTCGGTATATGTATGCTAATAGGGCTTGACAACACAATTCCGTTGTCTCTCATGATAACTAGCAATGTTTGCAGGATATGTTCGCTGGAAGCAGAAATGACAGAAAACACAATGAGGAGGGACAAAGCAATGAAAATGTACAAAGTAACAACAGTAGACCAGTATCATTATAAAAGGGTGTTCACAGTAGCAGCAAAGAGTCAGTACGAGGCTCTGACAAAGGCAAGTGTTATTAGTCCCCATGAGAATGTTTTGACTATCGAGGAGGTGGACTAAATGCTCAGAGTAATATCATCATCTGAGGCGGTTGAGCGGCTCAGAGCAGCAGGGTTCAACACAAATGTGAACAGGCTGAACGCAGGGCTCAGACAGGGCGTGTATCCTTTTGGGTGCGCCATTAAGCTTAATGAGTATGTGTATGAGATATACTCAACGCTGCTTGACAAGTGGATAGCAGAGAGATCAGAAAGGACGTGAGAAAATGAACAACCTGATAACAACGCTGGAGATCATCAGATATGCGTCAGCCATAGCTTTATGTGTGGCACTGGTTGCACTGGCAATCTATGGGCTGTACCGCAATATCAAAGAGACAGCCGAAGACACAGTTCGTGAGGAACTGGAGCGTGCAGTGAGAGAAGCAGGCAGACCTGTGGTCAAAGTCGAGATACAGACGAAAGGAAAGTGGTAATGAGCATTGTAGGAATACTGCTAATAACAGTAGCCGTGCTTGCAGGGATAGATGTAGTGATGTATCTTGTGCTGAGCGTGGTGGATAGGCACTGGGAGAAAGGTTTTGAGAAAGAGGAGGATAAAGATGATACCGAAAGAGGAGTTTGAAAAGGCGGTAAACTACTGTACAGGATTTACTGTTAATTGCGAAGATTGTCCGCTCAGTAAAAAAGATTTTAAGTGTGGTACATATCTTGCGGAGTACATAAAAAACGAGCCTGCACTGTCTGCCAACAGCACAAGCTCAACGAAAAAAGAAAACACTTTTCAAATTGATGATAGCACAAAATCGGATATATGTCAAGTGCTCGCAAGTGCTATGTCAACCCTTTTAGCACTGTATCAAGAAATGGAGCCACATGAGAAGAAGGCTTTTGATCTTGGTGAGACATACAAGGACATCTGCTGTGCCAGTGCGTGGATGAATAGCGTGCGAAAAGGCGGTGACGGCAATGAACATTAACACAAAGAAAGCTCAGGACAAGCTGTCGCAGGAGCTGTCTGCCGCTAAGCTTGGCAAGTATGCGCAGGCGGTTGCAAAGCCTACTCTTGAGGCTCTCAGCACTTTTTGTGAGCAGAACGAGGAGTTCGCTCAGGCGGTCCTGCAGACGGACAGGACTTTCGCCGAGTGTGCGGAAAACGTTGTCAAGGGTGCAGGGGGAAGTATCTCGGATATCGAGGTCTACCGCAGAGCTGTAAGCTTTTACTTCAAGGGTGCGGACGTTCATTTCAATATGACGATCGACCTGGGCGACGGCTCAGACAGCAATGAAACAGCAAAACCGCCTGTCAGCCTGTCACTTGACAGCTTGCTTGATTTCTGAGGTAGCAGTATGAAAAAGACAAGAAAAGAGGCTCTTATCTACTGCTTTCCTGCGGTGGATAATGAGCTTATGGATAAGATGAAAGGCAAGGGTGCTAAGAATTATGTGGTGTTCCTCACAAGGGGTGCTGAACTTTTTGCACGTTGCTTTCACCGATACTCAACGGGTGACCTTGTGGAAAGACAGCGGTATGTGTTCGCTCGTGACGGCTCTATCAGATACGGCAGTGATAACGGCATTAACTGGTCTGTGCGTAACGACTTCCGTGAGCCTGTCTTTTGCAAGTGCTGTATGGGATATAACTATGATAATTCCTATTCGGTGCTGAACATCAAAGCTATAGACAAGTCGGATATGCGTTACAGCCAGTATCAGCATTATTACGGCAATATGCTGATGAGCTATCTGCACGCTTACTGCAAGCACCCTAATCTTGAGTATCTTATGAAACAGAACTATGACGTAACAAGCGTGAGATACACAGGCTGGTGGGGATATCAGGAAAAGTTCCTGCTCTCTCAGCGTGTGAACTGGAAAAGCAATGACCTGCTGAAAATGCTTGGGTTGAACAAGACGGAGTTCAAGGTACTCAAAGGCAGCGAACATCTGTGGGAGCAATATCTTGACTATCGTGAGGAATATCCAAAACTCAGACCAAAAGATTTACTGAATATAGCAAAGGTCTTTAAGAACGAACACGGCACTCTTGAACGTCTTGTGAGGATAACAGGTCTTACACCGCAAAGGGTGGCACGATTCATACACGAGCAGGAAATGACACCTCTTGATTACAGCGACTATCTGGAGCAGTGCGAAATGCTGGAGTATAACATTCACGATACAATGATAGCTTTGCCACACGATTTCTGGACAATGCACAACAGGCTTACTCAGATCATCAACTATGAGCATGACGAGCTTGTTTTGCAGAACTTCACGAAAAGGCTTGCAAAGCGTGTCTGCCTTGAATTTTCGGCAGACGGCTTACTTGTCAGACAGCCACACAGTTTGAAAGAGATAGAGGACGAGGGCAGGATACTTTCCCATTGTGTGGGCGGATATGCAGAACGCCATGCTATGGGTAAGCTCAGCATAATGTTTCTGAGAAAAGTTTCTGAGCCTAACAAGCCTTACTATACTGTTGAGGTGAGCCAATACGGCGGTATCGTGCAGTGCAGAGGGTATAGGAACAACGTGGTGCAAAACGGCGGTGAGGACAAACCGCAGGAAATAAAGGACTTTGAACAGAAGTATCAGCGATATCTTGACAGGGTGTTCGCTGAGAAACGAAAGGAGCGTAAAACAGCATGAACGAACTATCGGCAGAATATATCAAGGCGGCTGAGCTTGACCGCAGGATAAAGACCTCAGCTCAGCTTGCACAGCAGAGCCTTTACGATATGTGTATGGGCTTTAAGGAAATGAGGGACAGCAG